GATGCACCGCTGTATGCAACATATCCCAGCGTCATGATCCCATTATATACCGTCACGATCCTTGCTGCCGCAGCTGCTGCAAGGAGGTAACCCCGCCATGCCAGGAAAGCACCACCTGCCACCAGTACCGCCGATCCCACAACTTCAAAAACATCACTATTGCTTTTTGCCCACTGCCACAAGTCCGCCAGCCCGTCCACCAGCCTTGCCACTGTCTGCAAGCCCGATTCAATTGCCGGCTGCAAATCCTGGAACATTTGCGCCTTCAGCTTGAACAACGTATCACCTATGTTTGAAATCCGCACCGACACATTGCCCGACATGTTCTCAAGGCCGTTTGCATAAAGGCCACCTGCTGCGTGTGCCTTGTCCAGTGCGTAGGCAAGCTGCTCGTATGTAATCTTTACATCTTCGTTGCCGTTTTTTACCTTGATCCCGGCTTCCTCCAAAACCTTGTAGATGTTGATGCCTGCATAAGCGAACTGCTTTATGTCCAGTGCCGTTGCCGCCCCAGTATTCCTGATCTGTTGCAGGTTCACCACCATGCGGGTAAGCTCCGCATTGCCTCCGCCAGTTGCGGCAATGGCATTTGCCAGGTCCAGCACCACATCCCTTGCACCTGCTGCCGTTTCATTCGCCGATATCAATGCCTTGTTTGCCTGCAACAAT